TTTATGTCGTCCTTGGCGGCTCTAGTCCGAAAGTCACCGTCTTTTTCGAGTGATCTAAATGGCCTTTATTTACAATCTTACCGATAGCTGGAACGACGTAACGACGACGTGGAACGGCATTAAACTTGCCGTCACCAACACATCGTCAGATGCGTCTTCCAAACTGCTTAATTTGACGGTTTCAGGGGCCACTACGGCCTCTTTTGTTGTCGATAAGAGCGGTAATTTAGTGCTAAACGGGTCTGTAAATAAAGTCACAATCACCGCGCCGGCGACGGCCGCGACGTTTACGCTGGCTGATGGATCGACTTTTGCGACTGTTGGCGCGCATTCGGTCACGTTCACGGCCACTGGCACAACGGCGCTGACGTTGCCGACCAGCGGCACCGTGACGGCGCTCGGTAATACGACGACCGGCTCTGGCAGCATCGTGTTGGCGACATCGCCAACGCTTGTGACGCCTAATCTCGGCACGCCATCGGCTGCGACGCTGACGAACTGCACGGGCTATCCTGCCGGTAGCATCAGCGGTCTTGGTACCGGCGTCGCTACATGGCTCGCAACGCCGTCTAGCTCTAATCTTGCTGCGGCCGTCACTGATGAAACTGGCAGCGGCTCGCTTGTGTTTGCGACCAGCCCGACGCTCGTAACGCCTAATCTTGGCACGCCGTCCGCTGCGACGCTCACTAACGCGACTGGTCTGCCGATCAGCACCGGCGTCAGCGGGCTGGGTTCTGGCATTGCGACGTTCCTTGCTACGCCGTCAAGCGCTAACCTTAAGTCGGCTGTAACGGACGAAACGGGTTCTGGCCCGCTTGTGTTCGCCACGTCTCCGACGTTTACCAGCGATGTAACGCTCGGCACGCAAAGCACGACGCAAGGTTCGCTTGTTCTGGCCAATACGGCGGCTGGATCTAAAGCGGTTACAGTCAAATCGTCTAATTCTACTTCGGCGGCGTATTCCCTTACGCTTCCGACCACGGCTGGCACTAACGGCTATTTCCTTCAGACTGATGGAACGGGTGTTCTTTCTTGGGCCGCTGGCGGCGGCGGCGGAGGTGGATCAGTCGCGGGCGCGGACACGCAGGTTCAGTTCAATGACGCTGGATCATTCGGCGCAGCGGCTGCGTTTACGTATTTAAAAACTACAAATACGCTTCAGTTAGGTGTTGCATCGACAAGTAGCGGCGCGCTTAAACTGTATAATTCCGCCAGCGCCAACGCTATTACCGTTGCATCCGGTAATAATAGCGCCGCTTGGACGATGACGCTGCCGACAAGCGCCGGCACGAATGGCTATTTGCTTCAGACAGACGGCAGCGGAAATACGTCTTGGGTTACGCCGCCGGCTACTGGCCTTACGGTCGGCACTACATCCATTACAGGCGGCACATCAGGCCGTATTCTTTACGATAACGCCGGCACGCTCGGTGAGAAGACGGTTACAGGCACCGGCGATGTTGTTCTGGCTACTAGCCCGACGCTCACGACGCCTAACCTCGGCACTCCGTCTGCGGCTACTTTGACGAACGCGACTGGTCTTCCGTTAACTACCGGCGTTACGGGTGTTCTGCCTATCGCTAATGGCGGCACAGGCTCAAATCTTACCGATCCAAACGCTGATCGTCTCATGTTCTGGGATGATAGCGCGAATGCCGTGGCGTGGCTTACGCCAGCCGCCGGCGTCGAAATTTCCGACACTACGTTCAACGGAAATAAAACACCTACAACGCAGATTTTCACCACTACCGGATCTTCAACTTGGACTAAACCATCTGGTTGTCGCACAGTTATTGTCGAAGTTATTGCCGGCGGCGGCGGCGGCGGAGGGGTCGATGGCCAAGGCGCGAGTAATTACGCAGCCGCCGGTGGTGGTGGAGGTGGCGGGTATTCACGCAAGCGCGTCGATGTAACGGCTGTTTCTACTGTTACGGTTACTGTTGGTACGGGCGGCGCTGGCGGCACAGCAGGCGCTAATAACGGAAGCACGGGCGGAACATCATCTTTCGGCGCTTATGCGTCGGCGACCGGCGGCGGCGGCGGACAAGGCCGGCAAGCATCGACAGCTATCGTTATCGCTTCTGGCGGTACCGCAGGAGCAGGCGCAGACGGCGATATTAACGGTGGCGGAAGCTCAGGTTTTATAGGTAATTGGGCAACCGATCCAGTATCAGGAAATGGCGGATCGCTTAGTCCTTATGGGTCTGGCGCACGCGGCGTTAACCCGTCCAGCAATACGACGACGGCTGGCGCAAATGCTACAGGATATGGCGCTGGTGGAAGCGGCGCGTGCTCTAAAACTTCGACTGATGACGCAGCGGGCGGCAATGGCTCTCAAGGCATAGTCATTGTTTGGGAGTATTATTAATGTTTGCTCTTGTCTTTAACGAACAAGTCATACAGGTCGAAGATACTACTTTTCCTGTAGCGCCTGCGTTGCAATGGATAGAAATTCCTAGCGATCTGAACGTAACGCCTGGCTGGACTTACGACGGGACATTTCATGCTCCGCCAGCACCACCGCCGCCGCCCGTCCCGTTTCAAGTTCCCATGTGGGCCGTTCGCACCGTGTTGCAGAACGACGGCCTGTTTGATCAGGCGCAAGCGCTTATCAATGAGACGAGCGATGTTGCGCTTAAGAACGTCTGGGAATACGGCAACTTCGCCGACCGGAACTCGCGAGCGATTAATGTCCTCGCCATAGAGCTTGGCTTGACGGACGCGCAAGTAGATCAAATGTTCATTGACGCCAATAATTTGAGCGTCTAATGTAGACTTACCGACTAGCCGGATAGCTAGGTTAAGGAGAGCCGCGTGAGCGACGAAGAACAGGCTGTAGCGGAAATCAGCCCCGCGCCGGAACCGGAAGCCACGGCAGCACCGGAATCTGTTGATACGACGCCGGAGGAACAGCAGCCTACAAAATCGTTCTCTCAAGAAGAGCTGGACGCGATTGTAAGCAAGCGCCTTGCAAGAGAACAGCGCAAATGGGAAAGAGAGCAGGCCCAACGGCTTGCGGAGCAACAGGCTAGACAGCCTGCGGCACCTCCACCTGCGCCGGATGATTTCGAGTCTGCCCAGCAATACGCGGAAGCGTTAGCAGAGCAGAAAGCTCGGGAGCTTCTAGCCCAGCGCGAGGCCGCACAGCAACAAGCGGCTCTTTTGGAGTCCTATAAGGACCGTGAAGAAGAGGCTAGGGACCGATACGAGGACTTTGAACAAGTCGCGTATAACCCGAATCTCCCAGTCACGGACGTTATGGCCCAGGCTATTCAGGCTTCTGATATTGGCCCCGAAGTAATCTATTACCTCGGTTCCAACCCAAAAGAAGCCAGCCGGATCTCCCGTCTGTCGCCAGTCTTGCAGGCAAAAGAGATCGGAAAAATCGAGGTCAATCTGACTTCGAATCCGCCGGTTAAGAAAACCTCAACCGCGCCCGCACCTCTTGCTCCTGTCACGGCTACCCGGTCAAATTCTGGACCCCGATACGACACGACTGACCCTCGGGCCACTAAGTCAATGTCAACTTCGGAATGGATTGAAGCGGAACGTCAGCGTCAGATCAAGAAGTGGGAAGCGCAGAACAGACGCTAAATCTTTTTAGCTTCTTGAAAGGACTACGAGATGAGTAACTCGATTCTTACGATCGACATGATTACCCGCAAGGCGTTGGAGATTCTGGAAAACAACCTTGTCCTGACGCGCACCGTTAACCGCCAGTATGACGACTCTTTCGCCGTTGAAGGCGCTAAGATCGGCTCGACCCTGCGTATCCGCCTGCCTGACCGCGCTCTGGTCACGGACGGTGCTGCGCTTCAGGTTCAGGACGACAACGAGCAGTACACGACCCTGACCGTTTCGTCGCAGAAGCACATCGGCGTGAACTTCACGACCGCCGAACTGACGATGCAGTTGGACGACTTCGCGGAACGCGTGCTGAAGCCGCGTATTTCGCAGCTCGCTTCCAGCATCGACGCTGACGTTGCGAACTCGTTCAAGTACATCGGCAACTCGGTCGGCACGCCCGGCACGACTCCGGCTTCTTCGCTGGTTCTGTTGCAGGCGCAGCAGAAGCTAAACGAGAACGCCGCTGTCATGCAGCCGCGTTATGCGACGGTCAACCCGGCTGCTAACGCCGCGCTGATCGAAGGCATGAAGGGCCTGTTCAACCCGGTTTCGGCCATCAGCAAGCAGTTCAAGAACGGCATGTTTGGCGAAGGCATTCTCGGCTATGAAGAGCTGAATATGTCGCAGTCGATCAAGCAGTTCACGACCGGCTCGCGCGCGGGCACCGTGACGGTCAGCGCCTCGGTCACGACCGAAGGTTCTACCACGGTTGTTCTGACGGGCCTCGGCTCGACGGTCATCAAGGCTGGCGACGTGTTTACGATTGCCGACTGTTATGCCGTCAACCCGCAGACCCGTGAGTCGACTGGCTCGCTGTATCAGTTCGTTGCTCTGGCTGACGTTACCGCGTCGACCACCGCTTCGGTCACTGTCCCGGCGATGTATTCGGCTTCGCAGGCTCTCGCCACGGTCGACGCTCTGCCGGTTTCCGGTAAGGCCGTCACCTTCTTCGGCTCTGCTTCGACGCAGTATCCGCAGAACCTGATCTACCATCGTGACGCCATCACGTTCGCCACCGCCGACCTGCTTATGCCGCAGGGCGTCGACATGGCTTCGCGTCAGGTTCACAATGGTATCAGCCTGCGCGTCGTGCGCCAGTACGACATCAACAACGACCGTCTGCCCTGCCGTATTGACGTGCTGTATGGCTACTCGGTCATCCGTCCGCAGATGGCTGTCCGTCTGTGGGGTTAATTGGATGGGGCTTCGGCCCCATCTTCTTCAACTAAGGAGAGATTCTTATGACGACTTCTACCTCGAATGCCTCTTACCCGCTCGACTCGTACGGCCCGACCGGCGCGATTCCGAACGGTTCGGCCAACTATTTGTTTACGGACGGTAACACGGCTGCCGCCAAACTCGTCGGCGGCACGACCATCCTGTTCCCGAACAACGCTGGTATTTACTTCGTCGATACGGCGATCACGGCCAACTCGACCACGACCGCTGCGGTCAAAGGTTCGATTGGTCTGACGACGAACGCTACGGGCGTCGGCAAGATCTTCTACTCGGACGGCACCAAGTGGCAGTACGCTGCGGTTAGCTAATAGGAGCGACAACGATGGCTAATAGCAAATCGGTTGGCGTTGCCTTTTCTGACCCGGAACTCGTCTCTGGCACGACCATTACAGGCGCGACCATCAGCGGCGGCACCATTTCTGGCGCGGCTCTGACGACGGCGACTGTTTCTGGCACGTTCACGTCGACGGCTACTACGGACGCGGTTATCGCTAACGCGACGGCTGGTCTGTATTTCCTGACCGGCGCGATCACCGCCAACTCCACGACGACGAGCGCTCCGAAAGGATCTATCGCCACGACCACCAATGCGACTGGTACGGGTAAGATCTTTATTTCGGACGGCTCCAAGTGGCAGGCTCCAACCTAATTCAATCCTACGGGCGGGCTACGGCCCGCCTGGCCCTTCCCATAGGTGTAAAATGGCTATGATTTATTTGCGCCATGAGGTTCATGGCGTTAAGATCGCTACGCTGGAAATGGAAGCCGAAGCCGACGAAGAGAACGGCTGGGAAAGGTTCGACCCGAATGACGACATACAGCGCGTACGATCAGATCTGCGGGGCTCTGAGACTCCTAGGAGTGTTAGCCGAAGGAGAAACGCCCTCAGTGGAGACGGCGAACGACGCCCTGTTCGCGCTGAATCAAATGATCGACAGTTGGGACACGGAGCGCCTAGCGGTCTTTTCAACCAAGGATGACGTTTATCTTTGGCCTGCCGGCGAAATATCGCGCACTTACGGCCCTACGGGCGACGTTGTTGGCGAGCGCCCGGTGCTGCTGGATGACTCGACTTATTTCCGCGACCCGCAGACTAATGTGTCTTACGGCATCAAGTTCATTAATCAGCAGCAATACGACGGCATCGCGGTCAAAACCGTCACGTCGACATACCCGCAGGTCATGTGGGTCAATATGACCTATCCCGACATTGAAATGGTCATTTATCCAGTGCCGCTGCGGCTTCTGGAATGGCATTTCATTTCGGTCGAAAAGCTAATCAAGCCGGCTACGCTGGCGACGACTATGTTATTTCCGCCGGGTTATCTTCGCGCGTTCCGCTATAATCTGGCTTGCGAACTTGCGCCGGAGTTTGGCGTTGAGCCGTCCGCGCAAGTGCAGCGCATCGCTATGTATAGCAAGCGCGACCTGAAGCGCATCAATAACCCTGATGACATCATGGCTCTGCCTTACAGCATTGTCGGCACGCGCCAGCGCTATAACATCTACGCGGGCAATTACTAATGAAGACGCCGATCCTTGGCTCGTCTTATGTAACGCGCAGCCCCAATGCGGCCGACGCTCGTATGGTCAATCTCTTTCCAGAGGTTATTCCAGAAGGCGGCAAAGAGGCGGCATGGCTACAGCGTGCGCCAGGGCTTCGGTATCTTCAGACGCTAGGCGCTGGTCCGGTTCGCGGGCTATGGACGTTCAACGGCAAAGCCTTCGCCGTTTCCGGCTCGTCGCTTTATGAAATCGACACGGACTGGAACATAACCAATCGTGGAGCGATTGCTCCCGGCGGTCAGGTCAACATGACCGACAACGGCACGCAAATGTTCATCGCAACTGGCGCGCACGGGTATATATACGACAGCGTTACGCATGTTCTCACCGAACTTACCACCAATTTTTATGGCGCGGTCGGTTGCGGCTTTCTTGATGGTTGGTTTGTGTTTAATCAGCCGGACACTCAAATCTTTTGGGTTATGGATTCGACTGGCACAACGATTGATCCGTTGTATTTTGCCAGCGCTGAAGGCTCGCCTGACAATCTTGTTACGCTGATCGTCGATCACCGCGAAGTTTGGCTGTTTGGTCAGACTTCGGTTGAGGTTTGGTATGACGCCGGAACGCCGGACTTTCCGCTGGCCCGTATCCAAGGCGCGTTTAACGAAATCGGTTGTTTGGCCGCATATTCCGTGGCCAAGTTGGATAATGGCCTGTTCTGGCTGGGCGCTGACGCTCGCGGTAATGGTATCGTCTATCGCTCAAAAGGCTACTCCGGTGAGCGCATCTCAACGCACGCCGTCGAGTGGCAGATCCAGCAATACTCGACGCTTTCCGACGCCGTGGCCTATACCTATCAGCAGGATGGCCATAGCTTCTATGTGCTGAATTTCCCGAACGCCAATACGACATGGGTTTACGACGTGGCGACCGGCGTGTGGCATGAACGCGCTGGGTGGGAAAATAACGACTTTACCCGCACTCGCGGCAACTGTCAGATGAATTTCAATAACACCATTGTTATTGGAGACTATCGCACAGGTGAAATTTTTGCTTACGATCCGACCGTTTACACTGAGGCCGGGTCGATTCAAAAATGGCTGCGGTCATGGCGCGCGCTGCCGACAGGACAGAATGATCTCAACCGCACGGCGCAGCATAGCCTTCAATTAGACTGCCAAGCCGGCGTGGGTCTTTCTGGCTATAGTCAAGAAGATGTAAACGAGATCATTTATATTTATGACCGTCAGCATCAATTCATTTTAGACCGCGCCGGCTCCGCGCTCAAAATCCGCGACTACAATAACTACCCCATAACCATTGGCGCTGATCCTCAAGTCATGCTGCGCTGGTCTGATGACGGCGGCCATACGTGGTCGAACGAGCATTGGAAGTCTATGGGTAAGATTGGCCAGACCGGCTACCGCACGATCTGGCGTCGCCTCGGCATGACGCAGAAACTGCGCGACCGGGTGTATGAGATATCGGGCACTGATCCTGTGCAAATCGCCATTATGGGCGCGGAACTCCATGTGAGCCCGACCAATGCCTGACAATAACACGCAGATACCGGCGGCGCGTGTTCCGATATGGGACAGACTCACGGATTACGTGACCCGCGAATGGTATCGCTGGTTCTATAATATGTATGTGTCGGTCGAAAATGGCCGGCGGTATGGGTCTTATTACGACACGACCACGCAAACGGCGGCGGCAGCTAATACAGCCTACGCCATGAAATTGAACAGCACAGCCAATAAAACTAATGGCGGCCCGCTGCAATATGGCGTCTATCGCGGGACGCCAAATTCGCGTATTTATGTAGACAATACAGGCACTTATAACATACAGTTTTCAACGCAGTTTATTAGCGCTAACGCTAGTTCCAAAGATGTTCACATATGGCTAAGCATAAACGGCACGAATGTGCCGGATTCAGCCACAAAGATTACGCTATCAGGGTCTAGTAACGCCTATGTCGCCGCGTGGAATTTCGTGGTAAGTCTAACCGCAGGCGACTATTTTGAGATATATTGGGAAACGACGAATACGAACGTCTCAATATTGGCTACTACTGCATCGGGGCATATCCCCGCCATTCCTTCGGTCATCTTGACCGTTACAAGTATTGTAGGTGGATAAATGGCCGTCGTAACTCCCACAGCTAAAGCCCAGTTTATCGACGCTGCCGGTATTCCGCTGGCTGGCGGTTTTCTCTATACTTACGCCGCTGGCACGACGACGCCTCAGGCCACATATACAGACTCGACGGCTTCGACTGCCAATAGCAACCCTATTGTGCTGGATTCGCGCGGCGAGGCTAATATCTGGCTTTCGTCGGCGGACTATAAATTTGTCCTTTGCGACTCCACCAACACTGAAATTTGGACGGTCGACAACATCGCCGCGCCGTCAACAGCGTTGTCACCTGTCTTTACTAGTAACGTGACGATCTCGGCCAACACGGCCGGCCCGGCGTTGCTTGTTACGCAGACTGGCGCGGGCTCGGCTATTCGCGTGCAAGACAGCGCTGACCCTGACGTTACGCCCTTCGTCGTCGATACGTCCGGTAACGTCGGTATTGGCACAGCTACGCCGGCGAACGCCATCGACGTGGCCGGCGGCTCAATTCAGATCTCAGCCTCAACAGGAACCGCGCGAACGCTTTTGTCGGCCGACGCAAGCAATTCTATTTTTGAAGTCAGCGACGACCGTAATTTTGTCGTCAAAACAAATGCTACGACGCGGCTGACAATTAACGCGACGACGGCTACGTCAACGCTCCCTGTCGTATTACCTGGTTCACCAACAACAGATCTTCAGGCTACAACTAAAGCATACGTTGATACATTAACGGGCGCGCCTGCGGGTGTTATCATGGCCTTTGCGGGCGCAACAGCGCCTACGGGATTTCTGGCCTGCGATGGTTCCGCCGTTTCTAGATCTACTTATGCCACGCTTTTTACTGCTATCGGCACGACTTGGGGTATTGGTAACGGATCTACGACATTCAATGTGCCTGATCTTCGCGGCGTATTTCTTCGCGGCACCGGCACTAATGGAACTTATGGCACGGCTGTAGGCCCGTCAGTCGGCACATACGCAGCGGACACTTATCTCAACCATAGCCATACCGCGACTGATAGCGGGCATTCTCACTCTACCTTTGGGGCCGGTTTTCCGGGTTTATCGCCGGGCGGAACGACGTATTCCACTATAAGTGGCACTACTAGCACTGGCACTGGCAATGCAAACATTACGGTCGCCACGTCGACGACCGGCGGCACCGAAACAAAGCCAAAAAACTACGGCATTCTCTACATTATTAAGACTTGAGGTTAGATCATGGACCCGATCACAATGGCTCTACTTGGCGGGACCAGCCTAGTCTCAGGCGGTCTTGGCTATCTTGGCTCTCAACAGGCCGGTCGCGCGCAGCAGCAGGCGGCGCAAACATCGGGTCTGTTTGGCCTAATCGCGCAGCAGCAGGCGCAGCAACAGGCCCGCGAGATGGCCGAACGTGGCGCGGCGGCGGCTGGTGAGTATTACGGCAAGGGCCGCGCCGACCTGCTAGAACAGGCGCGTCAGGGTGAGGCGGCTGGCCGTGAGTTTTATGCC